TTATTCAAGCCATTAAAGATATATCAGACCCTGAAGGTGGGTTTTACACAACGCCTGAAGACAGTTATTATGTTAACCAAAGAATTTCTGAGATAAAAACTGCACATCCTGAATGGTGGAAACCAGTACCTTCTAATCCAGGTCTAGGTGGTATGACAATTGACGTTAATGCTGAACGTCCAGTTGTTCAAGTAATTCCACTTAACCCAATGGAGCTACAAAACCCAATGTCTCCACCTGGAATGAAAACTGTGGTAATAAAACAACCACCTAAAGAACCAGGACAGGAAATGATGGAAGAGGCTTTAAGGTTACGGGAGTTGGCTGCTAGGCAACAGCAGGAGTTGGCTGAACAGCAAAGACTTCAAAATCTCCAGCCAAAGTACCATCCACGTGATGTAGATGAGCTAACAGCATCTATACGATGGTTAGAAGATAATAGAGTTAATTACGAGGCTCGAAAGCAAGGTAATACGCATTCCAATTTTGATGTATTTGGTGAAGCTGATGGATATTGGGAGGCTCAAAAAAAAAGAGCGTAGTTGATACGCCAGAAAGAACTTTTGTTGGTGGGAATTACCGTAATAGAGAGAATTCAAACAAACTTCCTCAATGGGCTATTGATGCACAGAATAGACCCTATACCCCGCCAAGTGACCCACCGGGAAATAGATTAATTGGTGGAAACTTTGAAGGAAGAGGTAAATATAGCTTGCCAGCTTGGGCAAGCAATAATGCCAGAAAAGTAGAATCTCAAATAGCAGAAATGCAAGATGAGGTAAACCAACAAATTATCAACTCAAGGAATTACGATTCTCGATTTGGTGATGATGTCCAAGAATACCGCATTGCTCCTACTGTAGATTATGATAGTCTTTTACAAATCATAGAAGAAACAGGAGGATTGGGTAACTTAAGTCAAGCTAGGAGTGACGCTAGAGACAGAATGGATATTATTCACAATCGTGTCCACAGAAGATAAATAAACAAAAATAAATCCCTTAATCGCAAGGAACGATTAAGGGACTAAGCCTGTAAACAACTATATCTAAATCTTATATTTCCTATGAGGTTATTAAAAAATAAATGGCTTTTATTGATGCAGATTTTCCCATTCTTTTAGGACAAGAACTGTATCGCCCTGATGCTAAATACATTATGAAATACATTACTCGACCACGGGTAAAACATGATTTCATGAAGCAGCCGGGTGACAATATTCAGTTAGACAGATACGCATTCTGGCAAACCCCTGAAGCTGGCTTCAATAAAGCTGCACGTCAACGGGGTGCTACCCAGGTAATTGGTGTAAACAACTCTCGGAATATCACCAAAGATAAAGTGATATTAACTCTCGAAGAGTATACTGGACCAGCCGACCCAAACAATCCTGAAAGTCCATCTACTTTTCAGATTCCTATCAAAGACATCATGACTGCTCAACGCCAACTATGGCAATACGGGCAACGTGCGTTTCACGATAGTATTGGTAGTTCTAACCTTCTCCAGGACTTCCGTAAATGGGAAGACCGTCTATATACCAACGAGTTATTGAAGACAACTTTTATTTACAATCCACGGGGTATTGCCGATGGTGCAACGGTCAACCTAACTCAAGCTGACTTTGGATTTAACGGACAACCACCTCAATTTAATGTCAATGACTTAGAGACCGTAGTAGCAGATTTGTTTACCCGTAACTGCCCACAGTTTGAAGATGGTAACTATGTCTGCGCTTGTTCTGCTATCTTCATCAAACATTTGAGAAGTGATAGCAAGTTCCTAGAGATTACCCGATACTACGCTAGTAACCCCAGCTTAGTTCCGGCATCTGCCATGACTAACGGTGCTGCTGGTAGTTTTGCTCCTCCCCAAATAAACTTCAATGCTGCTCCTTGGCAATCTGGTTTAACCGGTGGGCAGGCAAACGATGTAATGGGTCAAGTAATGATGCCTATGGGTTTTGTTTTTGACGGCGTAAGATTTTTCGCCTCTAACAACTTACCTAAAGCACAGGTTACACTTAATTATACCAACTCTGTTAACACTACTAATGCACCTAATGGTAGTGCAGTTAGAACTGGAGAACTGGGAATCTTCTATGGGGCTGAAGCTATTGGGGTTGGATTAGGTGGTAATGGACCAGAAATTCTACTTAATAACAACGACGATTTTCAACGGTTTGTCATAGCCATTTGGAGATGAATATTGTCTCGCTACTTGGCAACAAGTAGGCAATAATTCGGTGAAAACGGTGGATGCCGCCACTTAAATGGCAAATACCGTGCCAAGCCAGGGGAAGAGTAATAAGTACCCAGGAAGGTGTAACGACTAATGGGTGAGCAACTCAAGCAATAATCCCAACACGAGTGCCGAACAACTCACTGAGTTGAAGAGATAGTCTGGACTTACAGGTAGTGGTTTAACTGTAAGAGCTAAAGGATAAAGAGCCTTTAGGGTAACATCCGTATATGGAAGCTGGGAATTACTAGACGCTAGATTTGTAACTACTTGTAGAAGTTTTACTAACTAGCGCAGAAAAGAGGGGGTAAAACCCCTCAATTTTTTTGTTTAAACGTGAGTCCAGGCTTCACCCTGTTTAATTCTGTTAATCAATTGATTAGAAACTCCATATTCTCTACCAATTGCACAACAGGATAGTCCTTGCTTTAGCTTTTCCCTTATCTCAAATATTTGAGATTCAGTAAGCTTGGAACATCCATGCTCAGAACCTTTTCTTGGTGGTAACTGGTAATAGTTTTGCCCTCCCTTTTTAATCATGTCTTGCATATTGTCTTTGTGAGTGCCAAGAAATAAATGCTTAGGATTAACACATTTTCTGTTATCACATTTATGACAAACAATTAATCTTTCTGGTATTTCACCATTAGCTAAAATCCAAGAGGCACGATGTGCAGGATAATGAGCTTTGTTAGGGTCAAACCTAAATTGTCCGTAACCACCATTATTAATTCTGGCTTGCCATTCCCAACATTCATCCTCACCACACACGTCAACTTTACCCCAAAACCTTTCGGCTGGTGGTTTGCTAATTTTAACCATTGATTCACTCCTCAATAATTTCTTCTACAAAAGGTGCTATACCGAGGCTTAAATCTTCCTGCTCTGACTGAGCATAAGACCCTGCCATAACAGTTACTCCTCCGGCACAGCCAAAGAGTTCTTCAAATGAGTAAATCTTACCTTTAGGAACATCGGATAATTTAAGAACTTCACTTTCCTTTTTTCTAACAGGTCTACCTTTTTGACCCTTTTTAACTACTAACAATTCCCTATAACGGGGCTTTTTAGTAGAAGGTAATGTAATTGGCATATACCCTTTACATAAGCTGTGTTCTTTTTCGGGATTAAAAACTTCGTAACCACCCACAAAATAAGTTTTACCATCTCGGTTCATTAGAAGAACTACAGCTTCCCCAGGTTTCCACCTTGGAGGAATGTAGTCTAAATCCAGTTCAGATTTTTTCTTAACCATATTTTGCAGACGCTTTGCTTACTGCTCCGTTTATTTTGCTAGGAAAACTAAGTTCTAACTATTAGTTTACCAGAGCAGTTTTGCTGTTATAGCTTTTAGCTTTCACCAACACCGGGGCAATCGCCCCTTTATTTGAGAGGATAGTTGAATGGCTTTAAATATAATCAACACTTGTGACCGACAAAGTTCAGAGTCTTCTTTTACCGAAACTGTAGTAAGTAGAGGGATGTACAGTTACGGCTTCTGGAGGGGTTTTGCAACTCTTAAAGCTGGTGTAAGTTATGCCAGTGTTGATATTGTCCGCCCTTCCCAGCACCGTGGAACTTCCAATAACAACTCAATGTTGGTTTATGCTAACTCTCGGATTACCGGAGTTCGTTTAATCAATCGTGGTGCTATTACTTTAGGTGCTGCTACCGGAAAAATTAAGTGCGCTCCTACTTTAACTAATGCAACTGCGGCATTGTATGTAGAATCTGCTGCTGCGGCTTCTAACATTCTTGCTGTGCCTGCTGGTGCTGTAGAACAATTAAACTTTGATGCTGCTACAACTGTTGGTTCTAGTAACGTTACCTATCGTCTATTTGCTACAGATGGTGGTGCTGGTGCTGCTGCTGCTGCATCTACAATGACAGTTTCTACAGACACCATTATTGACGTGGAGATTGCATTTATGAGTGTCAACCCATTTGGTACTCGTGAAGATTTTGGTTTCTTAGCACCTACAAACTAAAAGTAAATGCCCCTATTATTGGGGCTTAAATAAATTATTTAAAAGGAAATCATGGATAATCCTACAGATGAAATAACAATTAGAATAATTAATTTTTCATTGGACAATCTTTCTAAAAACTTTAGCGAAGAAAGTATTGGGTTTGAACTAAATGAAATTCTTAAAAAGTCTATTCATTATGGATTGACTGAATGGAAAGAGATGTATCTTAGTTGTCTATTAATCCTTGGGGCTTGTTTAAAATCTGTTAACGCAAGTGCTTATAAAGCCTTCATTGATTTTGTTTTTGATGATGAGGATTACGAGAAAAAGGAAATAGCGGAAGAAAGTATACAAGAAATAGTTAATAATATAAAGGTTTAATATGAAATATATCTACAAAGGACAAGAGGTGCAATTAGTCCCTGGGCAACAATTCTCCCATGGTTGGTACATTTATTATAACCAACCCACAGAAGATGGTGGCAATAAAAAAGTCCAGGTATTAGCCACTCCACCGGGAGAACCGGGAGCTAACTTACGGATAGTTGATGACGATACTGTAATCACTTCACTAGAAGGTGGTAAAAAAGATGAGGAAATACCTGACCCTGAAAGTGTGAATATCAATCAGGTTTCTTTTACGGAAATGCACAAGTCACTACCTGGGATTGGTAGAGCAGGAGCTAAGAAAATACTAGCCAACAAGCCTTCATCTGGTTATCAAGACATAGAAGAACTTAAAGAACTAAACAGTGATTTGACTATTAACTGGGATGAATTGAAAGAGGTGTTGGTATTTTAATTATGGAACAATCAGCCAATTACAAAACTAATCCTCAATTAGCTTTACCACAACCTCAAGAAGTAGATAAAGTTGGTATTACAATTCAAATCTATCATCAACTAATTGCTGACTCTACATTCCTTCAAGGTTGTTTTCTGTTAGCTCATTTAAATAATAGAGGAAGTGTTTTTTATCAAGACCACTTACTATTTGAAAGATGTGGTAATGCACTGGCAGAAATACTTTCAATTGATGCCATAGCAGAATCCATAGGTGGTTTAGATTGCGCTTGTCCTATTCAAGTTGGTTGCGTGTTTGCTGCCAACAACAGCCAATTGTCAAAGAAATATAAGCCATTTCCATTAGCATCCATGGAAGGTGCTGAGTTTGCTACTTGGTTATTGGAAGCCACCTTGGTGTTGAAAGATTACTGCTGTAAAGCTGGTAACTACTTATCTGAAATTGGTTGTGCTTGTGATGCTAATCAACTACAAGAATATGAAAAACAGCTTAGAGATAAAATAATTTATTTATTGTCTAGCACTTTGCATAAGATGGGGATGTAATATATGGTAGGTAGAGCAGCTAGAGTTATGATGCAAGACCCTGAAGAGTACGCAAGAAAGAATGTAGAGTTTTTTAACAAATTGCAAGATGCTGAATGGCAGGTTAAAAATCCTTTTCAATATAGAATGATTCAAGGGTCAGTTCCTTTAACAATTGGTTCTTTTGGACTGTCCACAGCAGCGCAATTTATGCCTGAAAATGAAACAATCCAAAATTTAAACAATCTAAATACTTGGGTTGTTAATCCTATAATTGACTCAGGGGTTGAATACATTGTTAACAGAAATATATCTGGTATGAGTCCTGTCAAAGCAGGTGCTTTAGCTGTAGGAAGCGGTGCTGGTATGTTGACGGGGCAATTAATTGGCAGTCAGCTATTCAAAGACGAGGAAGGCAATTCTAATCCTTTAGCCACTAGCATTAGTGGGATGATTGGTGATGTAGCAGGAGATTTTGTTTCAGAAAAATTGTGGGAAAATAAAGCTTCAAGAGATTTTATGAAAAGAGCATCTATTAATTTAGCAAGGCATTTGGGGAGAATAATGTAGGTCATGGTAGCTTTATCATTTAACGACAAAGAAAGAGTCTATTTTCACCTTGGTATGGGTGCAAGAGTTGGTATTGACGCAGGTGACTTAGCACAGGTAGAAGAAGCCTGTAATACCATTTTCTCCGAGTATATGAAAACAGAGGTGTTGTATCAGTTAGATATCTGTGATGATGCCTATGATGCTATGAAGGCAACCAAAACTACAACCGTTAGATTTGGTACTAAAGAGTTCTATGCAGGGGATGTTAATAGAACAATTCTTAGAGAACAGATTAAGGACTTGAGATTATGGAAAGAAAATTATAGGGAAGAAACTAGAACTTTAGCTCAGATGCTTCACGTTCCTAACTATAACGAAGAAGGTTGGCAGCAACAAATGTTTAGCAGAACTGGAAGTGTTTACATTAATGCGCTTCCAGGTGTAGCTGACACTTCGGTGGCTAGTAGGAAAGTTGAATTTACTCAGTTAGCTGGTAGCTTTGGGTTTTAATTCCAATCTAAATCACCATCACTAGGGCATTAGCCCTTACTAGGAATTGTATCTACTAAGAACTTAAATAAAATAATATTTATGGCTAATCCCAATGTACAGCCTATTTATCCAAAGAGCATTATTTACTGGAAAGCCAGACTA